GAAATAATTGGGTTAGATTCGTCAATAGTCGTAATTGGGATAAATATTGACACTCTTGCATTAGGCAATCCAAATCCATTGTTGGCGGTTATTCTACCAACAAGAACCCCATAGTCCGAACAACTTCTTGTATAGACATCCTCTTGTTGTAGTTTTAAAGATAAAATCTCTAATTGTTCAAACTCTTGGTCTAATTGTACGTTGATTGTTTTGGTTATACCTAATTCAGTCCTTATTCTATATGATTGACCCATTAATTTCTTTAATTAATAAATAGTTTATGCAGGATTTTTAAAGTGAACCCACACAATTAAATAATAATCTAAAGAAAAAATAAATAAACTTGTTAAGAGAAAGTAATTGATTGGAAATTCTTAACTGAAACTCGGATATCTTTACCAGGATATCTGATTTGATAAACCTGAGATGGTTGGGCAAAAATTGTATCATCAACAGGTGCAATCATTTTAAGTGCAGGGTCTGAATATTCCATAGACGTTTCTGCCGATGAGTATTGTCCCCCAACTTCATTAAACACATCTAAACCAGCAACCGTTAATACTCCATTCGTATTTTGGATAATACTTCTAATTTCCGATAGATATACATTCTGACCTAATTGTCTTGTTTGTGGGTTAAAATATGCAGATACTTTATCAATAACACTTGAAATAACTTGTCCTGAATTTTGTGCTGAGTCCAAAACAATCGAAACATCAACACTCAAGTCAATAACCTCAGCACTGAATATCGAAATGTAGTCATTCATCATTCGGTAGTTTGATAGGTAATTTGCAATGTTTTGTCTCAAAGTATTTGAAACAATATTGGTTAATTTACCTGACGTATCATAAGATAATATTTGAATTAAAATCTTATTGTCATTTTCAGTGATTGATACCTTTGCAGGTGCTCCAAACTGAGCTGGCATGTTTCTAATAATTGATTCGTAATCTTGTACTGTTACCGCTCTCTTTTGAGCCGCAAAGTTAAACGATACATAATTTCTAATTTCTTCTAACGATGGGATACCCGCACCACCTACAGCCGCAGTTACGTTAACACATCTTAATGAGTTGATTACTGCTGAGTTTGTAGTTTCTGAAGGACCATTAACAAAGAAAGATACCGTACCAATCTGATTGATTACGTTAGTTCCCAAGTTTGTTGCCAAACCACCACCAACTCTGTACTGAATGAACAATGTTGAATTAGGTGTTAGTGTTGAACCTAATGAGAAGTTGTTTGAATATTTTTGTAATTCTAATGTCGTACCTAAAGTTGTAAATTGATTCAATTGGTCTTGAGCCGTATTGGTACCTCCACCAAAAGTCATTTTCTTAAATCCTTCAGGAGTATATTCGGTAATGAATCTATTTTGAGTTTGGATGTATCTACCTACTTTAATACCAGGTTGGTCTGAAACTTTGGTAGGGTCTTCAATAAACACTCTGTCCTCAGCTAAAGCATCCACTTCGTACCATCTATTCTCCGCACCTAAAAATTCTGCAGTGGTTGGTATGTTGGTATACTGAGTACCGTTCTTTAATAACACACTTGTAATTCCCAAAACATTCTTTTCAGGTAAGAATAACTCAAAGAATGGTTTAACATCATTTGCACTGATAACTCTTTTAAAAACTTTAGTAATACCATTAACAACAATTTCTCTTTTTGTAATCGTATAATTAACAAGTATCCCATTTGAATTAAAGTTAGGTATCTTCAATCTATTCGGGAAACCTTGAGCGTTGTATGGTGATGCGAAATCAATATCATAAACATTTTCAAATACCACACCAGCGCCAACAACTTGTGAACCTCTTAGTAAGGTACCAAGATATCTTTCATCTTCTTTATCACCAAACGCAGGAACTGTAACTGAAAAATCAACTAATGCAACTGATGGTCTTTGACCTGGCAATTTTAAACCATAAGTTCGGGCTATGTTGTAAATGGAAGACCTTTGTTGTGCATATTGTAATACTGTCTCTTGAACACTTCGGTCAATGTTATAATGTAAGTTGTCAGCAATTGCCGCATTCAAATCGATAAATACTGAGAATACCGATGCGTCATTAAAATCCTGAATTAAGTCAGGATAATATGTTCTTGTGTAATTTAAGAGTTCAGTTCTAATTGACTGATAATCTCTGGTAGCGTACGATATTCTATTATTTGCCATTTATATTAAATATTGATAATCACAAAATCACTCTGTCCGTATGTTGACCCATTTGTTGAGTAATCTAATCTTATTTTTGCAGTATATTCAGATGTTCCTTTACCAGGAAATCTATAAACTGATGATTCGCTTGTTCCCGCTAAGTTTTGTCCTGTTGCGATATCAACTTCTTCTTGAACATCCGCTGGTGTTATACTTAAACTATTAACTAACAAGTTTGGCATGAACGTTTCAATCGCATCTCTGATGTCAGATTCAATAGCGTTAAAGGTTAATCCATCAAATGGTTCAAAAAGAAATTCATATAATCTTGTACCAAATTGAGGTAAAAAATATCTTGAACCTTTTCTTGTTAATAATAGGTGTATTAAATCGGCCTTAATTTCCTGAGACTCTAATTCGGTAAGTTCTAAGTAGTCACCTCGTCTAGAATCCCTAAAGGGAAAATTTATACCATAAGTAATTCCATCTGCCATAATAATAAATATAATGCTATCTATTTTTCTTTAAATAGATTAAAAATGAAAAATCCCGATTGTGTCGGGATTTTCAAATTAGGAACTACATCCAAAACATTCAAAAGGACTATCTTCAGGTTTTTGTGTTAATTCATGTATTTCAACTTTTGGTGTTTCAACTTTAACTTTAGGTTGTGATATTTTTGAAACATCAACTGCCAAGTGTTTAGCTCCTGTTGAAATTGCTTTAGTTCTAACATAATAACATAAAGTCTTCAATCCTTTTTCCCATGAGTGGAAATGTGATGAGGTAATCTTAGACAATGTTGGGTTAGCCATGTAGATGTTCATTGATTGTGATTGGTCGATAAATGGTGCTCTATCCGCCGCCATGTTAATCAATTCTCTCTGTGAAATTTCCCAAATTGTTTTGTACTTACTAATCAAGTGTTCAATACGTTTAACTTTCTTAGTATAGTTTTTATCCTCAGTATCAAGATGATTATTGAAATTGATGTTTTGAACTGAACCTTCATTTAAGATGATTTCATTTTTCAAATCTTCACTCCAAATTCCAATCTTTTCAAAGTCGTTAATTAAGTATTTGTTTACAATCATGATTTCACCACCAACTACTCTTCGGTTAAAGATTGCCGAATGTGCTGGTTCTGTCATCTCATATGAACCTGTAATCTTAGCTGAAGACGCCACAGGCATCTGAGCAGTGAATAATGAGTTACATACCCCATGGTTAGATACTTCTAACTTAAGACTATCCCAATCCCATAAACCACCTAATCCTTCATAATCTAATCCCCACATATCAAATTGGAAAATACCTTTTGACATCGGTGAACCTTCAAAATGAGCGTAAGGTTTGTATTCACCTGACTTACACAACTCCATACTTTCAGTAATCGCCGCAAAATAAATTGTTTCAAAAATCATTTTATTCAATTTCTTAGCTTCTTCAGATGTGAAGATGTAATCCATCAAATAGAATACGTCAGCCAATCCTTGAGTACCAATCGCAATCGCTCTTTGGTCCAATCCACCTTTTCTACCTTTTTCAGTTGAGTAACTGTTGATGTCAATAACTTTGTTAAGAGCTCTAACAACTTTTCTAACTTCACTGTAAAGTAAGTCAAAATTAAACTCACTTTTCTCAATAAAGTTTTTCAATACCATTGAAGATAATGTACAGATTGCTGTAGTCTCCTCGTCAGTATATTGGTAAATCTCATTACAAAGGTTTGATTGTTTAATCACACCGATGTTTTGGTGGTTTGTTTTCTTGTTAGCATTGTCTTTAGAACATAAGTAAGGAACACCAGTTTCAACTTGTGATTCAATAATCTTAGTCCAAACATCTTGAGCTTTAACTTTTTTACCAAGACCTAAATAAACCGCTTTGTTGTAGTTTGCTTCGTACTCATCACCATAACATTCTTGAAGTGGTTTAATACCCGCTTTAACAATATCATTAGGACAGAACAAATACCAATCAGAACTTTCCTTAACCGCTTTCATGAAGTTATCAGGAATCCAAAGAGCCGTAAACAAATCTCTTGCTCTTAATTCTTCAGCACCTGTGTTCTTTTTGATATCTAATAAGTCCATAACATCTTTGTGCCATGGTTCGATGTAGATAGCCGCACTACCAGGTCGTCTTCCTTGTTGGTTAAAAAATCTCAATGACTCATTAACGATTTTCAAATACTTCAACAATCCACCTGCAAATCCACCTGATGAATTGATACGACTTTCTTTACTTCTGATGTTAGACATTGATAAACCAATACCTGCCGCGTCTGAAGAATAAGTTGAAATATCATTCAAGGTATGTAATAAACCATTACGTGAATCCGCATTGTTGTAATGTAATACACAAGACGCTAACTGAGGAACTTTGGTTCCTGAGTTGATAATGATTGGTGTTGCGGGTGAAATAAGTTGATTAGACAATGAGTGGTAATACTCAACAGCTTGTTCAAATGATTTTGTCACCCATAGAGCAACTCTCATATACATGTGTTGTGGTCTTTCAACTACTTTACCTTCAGGTGTTTTTAACAAATACATTTCTTGTAATGAACGCCAAGCGAAGTAATCAAAGTTATAATCGTTTTCGTGATTGATTACCGCGTCAATTTTATCGTGACCATATTCATTCATGATTTCAACTAACTTATCATTGATAACTCCTGTAGAGTACAATTCCATGATGGTTTCACAAAAACTATCATTAGTTTCTTTGTGGTATGAAGAAATTGCAACTGATGAAGCCAATCTTGAATAGTCATGGTGACTACCAGTGTAAGCCGCAGCAATTTCATAAACTAACTTATCCAACTCTTTAGTTGTGATAAGTCCTTCAGTTGGTACAGATGTGATAACTTTAATGAATATCTCATCTGAGTTTACGTTCAACCCTTTAGCCGCACGTTTAACTCGATTATAAATTTTCTGAGGATTAAATGATACGTCCTCACCGTTTCTTTTTTTAATTTTTAATGACATCATATTGTGTTAGAATTAGAAATCTTCCTCGAAAGAAATCGTTTCATTTAATTTTGCTTTTTGATACTCAACAGTTCTTGACTCAAAGAAATTTCCTTTTGTCTCAACCGCAATTTGTTCCATGAATTTGAATGGTTGTTCAACATTGAATTCTTTTTTACATCCAAATTTAAGTAACAATCCATCAACAACAAACTCAAGATATTGTTTCATCAAGTTTGAATTCATACCAATTAAAGAAACTGGTAATGACTCAGTGATGAATTCTTTTTCGATTTCCAAAGCAGATAATAAAATCTCTCTGATTCTTTTTTCACTTGGTTTATCTTCAACGTGATTGTTTAATAAGTGAATTGCGAAGTCACAGTGTAAGTTCTCATCTTTAAAGATTAAAGAGTTAGCATTACACAAACCTTGCATAATACCTCTTGATTTCAACCAAAAGATTGAACAGAATGAACCTGAGAAGAATATACCTTCAACCGCCGCAAACGCAACCAATCTTTCTTGGAACGAAGCATTTTCAATCCAATCCAAAGCCCATTTAGCCTTCTTTTGAACTGCAGGTAAGTTGTCCAATGCCGTGAAACATAAATTCTTTTCCTCCTCACTTGATATATAAGTGTCGATAAGAAGTGAATACATCAAACTGTGAATGTTTTCCATTGCCAATTGCATACCATAGAAGAACTTTGCTTCAGGGTATTGTACTTCACGATAAAAGTTTTCTGCCAAGTTTTCATTAACAATTCCATCAGATGCCGCAAAGAATGATAAAATATTCTTAACGAAATATTGTTCATTCTCTGAAAGATTATTCCAATCTCTGATGTCATTTGTCAAATCAATTTCTTCCGCTGTCCAAAAAGCTGCTTGGTGCATTTTGTAGTATTCCCAAATGTCGTTGTGCTGAATTGGGAAGATAACAAACCTATTAGGGTTCTCCATTAATATTTTTTCCATAATTGTTTTTTTGTTTTTTTACGATTGTTGTTGCTGTTGTTCTCGTTGTTTTTTCTTTTCGAGTAATTCCTTAACTCTGTCTCTTTTTCTTTCCTCTTGTTGTTCCTCAAAACCTAAGAACGTTACAGATGTTTCTGTATCGATTTCAAGTAGTTCGTTGTTGAACTTACAGTTCTCAAACACTACCCCATCTTTACCAATACGTGATTTGGTAATAGCGATGGTTGCCAAGTTCATTTCTTTTTGTTGTAAAGTTTTAGCCACGGAAATGATAACGTGTCCAACTTGTGCTTTCTTAATAGAACCACCCATTTGGTCGGTGGTAACAACCTCAGAAGATATAGAGCTTCTGTTACCCTGTGTAGCTGTCCATCCAACTAATGATAGTTCGTGACACATCGCCTCGAAACCTCTCATCACCGAACCCTCAGCTTTCCATTCATCTTTACTTGAGCTTTCAGGAACCACACAATCAATATAGTCCAAAAGAACCAAGTCAATCTTTGTACCGTCAGCAATCATTTTTCTGATTTGGTTTTTGATTTGGTTCATTGACATAGAATCCGATGGGAGTTTTTTCAAGATTAACTCGTTCTTCATCGTTTCTTTGATTTCTGTGATTTTAACCATTACCTCATCTTTGTGTTTTACCAAGTTGTCTGGTTCAATACCTGTCCAAAGTGTGAAGTGTTTACGTTGTACAATCTTTGGGTTGTCCTCAAAAAAGATTTGAAGAACGTTATACCCAAGATTAAACGCATTGTTCGCAATCTTTGTTAGGATAGTTGTCTTACCAACACCTGTAGGTGCTAAGATAACACCAATTTCTCCTTTTGCCAAACCACCTTTAAGTAATCTGTCAATCCCTGGTATTCCAATAGCAATTGGGTGACGAAAGTCCTCATCAAGTACTGTCTCAAGGTTAGAGAAGATATCAGTTGTACCTGTATCTTTTTCACCAACCTGTAATGCCTCACGAACCAAACTCTCAACTTTGTCATAAGATTCAAAGTCACCTTCTGTAATGATTTTTTGGGCTTTGTCCATTGCCTTTTGAAGTTCTTGTTGTTTACAGAACTTTAACGCTTTCTCTTGAACGAACATTGTTCCTTCAAATGGAGCATCTTTTACTTGTTTGATAGTGTCAAGGACAATTTTTGCAACTAATTCTTGTGAAATTTCAGATTTTACAATCTGTTCAAGAGTATCGAAGTTAGGGGTAGATTGGTATTTTGCGTGGTACTCCTTGGTCATTTGCAAGATAATCTTGAAGTATTTGTTATCAAAATAAGAACTCTCAATAACATCCATAATTGATGTTGAAAATTCTTTATCCACGATAAGTTGGTTTAAAAGTTGTATTTGGAATGTATTCCCTAAGTAGTCAAAATTCTTGTTCATATTGTATTTTTTTGTTCGTCTGTTTTATTAAATATACCTTACTTTAAGTCAAAGCTCAAATAATCAAAAGATAATTTTTGGCCTGAAAAAATGTCAGTTAATTCTCGTAAAACGTCTTTCAAAAATGGTCGTACATCAACTGTATAACGAACTTTTGGCGGGAATACTTTTCCATCAAAATATCTATGACAAATTGTCTGCTCGCCAATTTTGATGTAAATGTTAAATTGCTCACTACCTTCAGTGAACGATGTGTCCATGATAGACGGGTCGGAAACAATGGAGTCTTTATTATCCATCATATAAACAACAGTCTTCATCTTCAAGTTGTATTCCAACTCATCTTTAAGTCGTTTCACAAAGTCGTATAACTCCAATGAGTTTTTTGCCTTTGGGTTGTACCCACGAACATTAAAGAATCTTTGAACTACGATGTTGTCATTCAATGTCAATAAGAATTCCATTTTGGTGCTGTCTTGCTCTTTCATAATTAATTTTTGTTTGTATTTCTTTTTTCTTTTCTTGTTAATTTCATAAAGGGTTTTAGGAAGTTAACCCAAGCTTCATTGTCCTTGGGTAGATACTTAAAGAGACCATCTTCCATCATCATTCTCATTAAGTTCTTATATCCCCTATCTGTAGGGTCTATAGTGTCTGTTAAAATTTGTTCAACTAATTCTTTTCCATCGGCAGTGATTAAAGGGTTTGTAAGGTCGACTATCTTTTTGTTTGTTGTATAAAACTCTTCACCAAGTATAGTTGATTTTGTTTTGCCTGTCAAAAGATTTGTTAATGTTTTTGAAGGTTTGTCTTGCGGGATATTTCGTGCATAATCCAAGATTTCTTCGATAGTGCATGGTTTCTCCTGCAATTGAGGGAATAACTTGACTAATGTTTTTTCTCCAAGTCCCTGAATACCATCAATGTTGTCCGATTTATCTCCCGTAAACACTTTTGTTAACAATACATTATAGTGGGGTATGTCCACCTTGTTGATGGATATCATATCTCCGTTTTTAAAGTACTGTTTTGTGATTGGGGAGTAGATAGTCACATTCTCAGAGATAAGTTGTGTGAGGTCTTTATCCGCAGAAAAAATGATAATCTGTTCGTCTTTAGATATCTTACAATAGTAAGCGATGAGGTCATCGGCTTCGTTGTCCTCAACTTCAATTTGTCTTACAAAAATTTCTTCAAGGTATTGTTTGACACGAGACCTTTGGTACAAATACGATTCGTATTTATACTCATTCATACTCTCTCGTCTGTTTTCTTTGTATTGGGGGTATATAGACTTTCTGATGGATGAATTTGATTCACCATCCCAAAACACAACAACTTTATCATGGTTGTGTTCTTCAAGGAATTTACGGAGTATATTCACAAAGTGGTATACTCCGCCCACGTGGTCTCCGTTGTTGAAAACATCTTTGGCTCCGTGGAATCCTATCTTAAATAAATTATTACCGTCTACTAATAGTGTCTTAATCACATTTGTGATTTAAAGGGTGAAACAATATACTAATCTTCTTTTTCTTCTTTCAGTTCAAAATCTACCGAATTAACACCAAGAATATCTTTCCAATATTCCGCATATTCTTTCTTGTAGTTTTCAATAGAAGCTTTCTCTTCAGATGCTTCTTTACCTGCCAAGAATCCGTGTGGTGTCACAATAATCTTTCCATCCTCATAACCCAATCCATTGATGTGATTTTTCATTACGGATACTTTTGTTCTGATTGCAAACTTAACACTTCTTTTGTCTTTTGTCGCAGTGATTTTATTTGTTCCCGCACCTTTTTGGTTTCCGAATAAGAATACCAAAGATGAGTTTAACCAAATAGCTTCACCACCCTTTGCTTTAATTTTTGGTTGTCCAAATGGATTGTCAGGTAATTCAACCCAAGGCTGATTTACAATAACTAAAGTGTTTTCATATTTTGAATCAGATTTACGTGAACCTGAGATACGTTGGTTGATACCCATACCAATCTTATCTGCCAATACAGATGCGTTGTGTTGTTTACCACCTTTACCATCGTAAGTCATCTTACAAGGAACTGAACCAACAGAATCCCACAAGAATAATAAACTGTAATCCAATTCACCTTTTTCTTGAGCATCTAATAAACTGTTGATGTAGTCTGTGATTTGTTCGATGTAATCAAAGTCATTGTTAAATATGTAAAAACCATCCCAATCAATTTCACCCGTTTCTTCATCAACTACTTCCTCACATTCAAACCCCATAAGTTTTGCATGTTCAAAAGACCATTTCTGTTCTGTGATTATGAACACAGGTAGAATACCCTTCTTCTGAGCATCAACCGCAGCTTTAACCAAAGCAGTTGTTTTACCCGTATCAGAGTGACCCAAG